ACCACGGCATCGTTGTCACGGCAATACACCTGTGCGTTGCCGCGAGCCGTCACCTCGGCGGCGGTGAAGAGGTAGGCCCGTGCGCTGCCCGTCACCTCAATGGGCTGCGTCGGCGAGGCGATAATCAACAAACCTTTCTCTGTAGGCTCGTTGACAAAGACTTCGCTGGCGTGGAACAAGTCTTTCGACTGCTCGAATACGCCGACGATGTTCTTGGCCATGATGTCGTAATATCTGGAGCGATACACGTCATCCCAGTTCTGCCGCCATACCTGTAGTATCTGCGGAATATTCTCGGCCCGCAGCAGTTGTGCGTAGCCCTCGGTGCAAGCATTGCGGTCGTGGGCCGCAGACTTGCAGATATTCATTAACTCGTCGAATGATGTCATTGTGCTATCTGTGTTTCTTGCTGATTTTCTCCATTTCTTCGTTCTGCTTGGCGAGGCGCTCCAGTTGTTCGAGGATGATGTGGAAAGTCTGGTTGTTGATGTCTTCCTCGGAGAGGTGAGCCTGCGTCTGCATGGTGGCGACGATGCTGGTGTAGAGCTCCAGAGGGTTGGGCGGTCGCTTGCCGGTCTTCTTCGACGACTTGAAGCAGTGGGGAAACTGTTTCTGCAGGTAGCGCATAAAGCCGCTCCACCAGAAGAGGATGACCTGCCACTGCACAGGGCCGACTTTTTTGAATGGAGAGTGGATAGTGGAGAGTGGAGAGTGGAGAGTGGAGAGTGGATAGTTTTCTGTCTTGAAAAGCACGGCGAGGAACTTGTTTCGGGCATCGAGCATCTGACGGGCGAGAGCGGCGAGACGGTCTTTGTCGATGGCACCCTGCTGCATCTTCGCCATCTGGTTCTGTAGGCGGACGTACTGCTCCATATAGTCTTGCAGGTGGCGGTATTCGCGCCACGAGAAGTCCTGAAGCAGCTCGCCGGGGGCGAGGTAGTGCTTCTTCAGGAAGGGCGGGCGGAGCTGGAAGCGCCACTCCCACAGCAGCTGCTTGTAGGGGAAGATGATGAGCGACTGTTTCTCGTCGTCTATCCATGCGAGGTGCTGGTCGACGAACGACTGCACCTGCCATATATAAATAGGAAACGGCTCTTCCTTCTTGTTGCGCCGCACCAGATAGGCACGGTTGCGCTCGTCGGGGTCGTCGTCTACGGGGTCGGACACTTCGCCTACTATCTCCAGCCCTGTGAGCAGGAAGAACAGCTCGGTCTTCACCGTCACCCAGTCGAAGGGATGATAGCGGTCTTGCATGGCTACATGGCGCAGTATGCAGGCAGCTATCGTTTCCAGCTCGTCGGTGGTGCATTGGTTCCACGAACGGGGCAGTTTCAAGTCTATATGTCTGGTTTCCTTTAACATCTATAACAAAGGTAGCGAGAAGTTATTGGGGGGTGGGTACAGGGCGCTAAAGGCCGCTGGGCAGAAAGATAGTGCCGAGTGAGCCGTTGCGATAGTGGCGCACGCCGATGTAGAGGGTGTCGAACGCGTCGGTGCCATCGGTGCGCAGCTCTTCGGGGGTAGCTCCGGGGGTGGCTCTTTCGGCATCCGTAGCCAACTTCTCACCCATCTTGTCTTTTTTAACTTGGCTGTTCGGACCGCTGTATGCCAGTCGTATGCCGCAGTTCTCGATGGCGGCACACAGGGCTTCGTTGTTGGCCTTGTTGAAGCGCACGCCGGGGTAGCTGAAGCCTGCCATGCCTTCGCCGATGTCGCGGTAACGCTGGCTGTGTGCCCAGGTCTGCCCGATGTAGATAGGGTCGACTTCGTAGCCATGCCGTCTGAGTTCCTTAATGATGGTGTCCTTAATGTCATCCGTGTAGACACCCGTCGGCTTGAACTTGAAAGTGTGGTCGTAGTAGAAATGCACCTTGCGGTTCTTCTTGCGGTGGGGCTCGTAGTATCGGCTCCACTCGTCGACGAGGTGCTGCACCATCTTGCCGTCCTTGACGAAGTGCGAGGATATGACGTTGAGCGTTTCCGACGGCTCGCCCGGTCGCTTGTAGATTTGGCCTGTGACAATCCAGTTGACTATCTTTCCGGCATCGAAAGCGATGTGCAGGTCTTCGCTATCCAGGCAGTCGCCGTCTAAGGAGCAGTCGTTGGTTTCCGAGAGGTAGTCGAAGTCGGGGCTTTCGTATTCGGTGCCGTATGCCGTGCCGCCGATAATCTGCTTGCCGCGCTTTATCTTAATGGAGTCCTCCACGGCGGTCATGTTGCCATCGTCGAGGTAGCAGTGGCGGTCGGGGTCGAAGTTGAAGTAGAAGCCCTCGCCGATGCGCCCCAGCTTCATGTTGAGTACCGATACCATAAAGGTGACAGGCGGCAGGTCGCGCTTCATTCTTCTTATATAGTCCTCGCCGAGGATGTCTATGTTGTCTAAAGACGAGGCACGGACGAAATAGAAGCTGGAGCAGCGCAGGTCGTTGATATGCTTGCGGTATTTCTTCGACGAGCGGATAGCAAACATCTCCATCCGCTCTTCCTCGGTGATGAGATACTGCCAGTCGTAGAGCAGTTCGGCATCCTGTACGTCTATAAGATGATAGGCCACGAGCTGCCGGCACACGCTCTCGGTGATGGTCTTGTATTGCGGCGGCAGGATTTTGTAGGGGCCTTCCTTGGCGAGCACCTTCTTGGCAAGGGCACGCATCATGGCTTTCGTATCGGCTGACACCACCTGCACGCGGTGGCCGTCTTTCTTGGCCGAGCGCAGCAGTTCGTTGAAGTACATCACGCGGTCGGCATAGCAGTCGAGTTCGCGCTGCACTGCCGCGTAGGTCATGCCCTTGCAGGGGCCTTGCTCAATCTCCGTCTCCATCAGCTTCTCTTCTGCCTCTAACCAGTTCGACTTCGAGGTCATTCCGGCATCGCTACAGAAGAAGGTGCTCTTGTAGTAGGGGTTCAGCTCGGAGAAACCCGGGCGGTTCAGCGGGTCAACGATACCAGAGAGGGCAGGCATCACCTCTTCGTCGATTTTCTTCTTGGGCAGGAACTTGCACTCGTCGGCATCCACCTCGCAAAGTGTCATACCGTTAGCAGAACCCATCGTGGCGAGCGAGAGGGCGTGTATAAGATGACCGTTGGCAAACCATAATACATTGTCGTAGTTCTTCGGGCGGATGATGCACTTCGGCACCGACTTTGGCGGTCTGCCCCAGCCGAAGTGTGTGCCCTCCTTGAAACCGTAGAACCGCTCTATGGCGGCTATCACGCCGGGGATGGTGCGGGCATAGAGCTGCTTGCGCGACGAGCCGAGGAACGCCCCTGCTCCCTGCGGCATACTCTCTGCCACAGCCCACAGTCGCGGCCCTATGCCGCCGTCGGTCTTTCCGAACCGTCGGGCTGCGAGCAGTCGCACGTCCTTGGCACCAGCGAGGAAGATGCGTTGCTGCACGCGGTTCATATATACGTCTCTTGTTTCTGCCATAGTCTTTTCGGGATTTAATATCGTCGCACGGCATAGATGCCGGGCTCACAGGTGATAGTGTTCATAGTCATGCGGAAGCCTTTGACGGCCAGCTCACGGATGTAGAGCTTCAGAGGGTCGCCCAGTCCGCAGACATAGGCTTTCAGCACCTCGCGCAGCCGGCTGTCGTCGAAGAACTCTGCCCCGTCGGTGTCCTCGTCGCAGGGCTGGTAGGCGGCGGTGAAGGCATCCACCTTCTCCATCACGCAGAAGTCCTCCAGCGACACCTTCTCCACCTCCTGCTCCGGCTGCACATCGTCGGCGGTGGGAGCATCCTGCCAGTCGTCGTAGTCGTCGAACTGGCCGCGTTTCTTTTTTCTTGGCATAGGGGTTTGGGTTATGTTAATAATTGGTCGGCAAACAAATCACGCTGATACTGCTTGGCATAGCGGCGCTGCACGTAGATACGCTCGGCCTTCAGCGTCTTGTTGTTGTGGGCATCGAATATCGCCCGCTTGCCTTTCACGGCGATGGGGGCGAAGTCGTCGGGCATCTGATACTCGCTGACGAATACGGGAAACTCGCGGCTGAGTGCCCACTGGTAGAAGTCGCG